AAGTGGCTAAGAGCTGTGCGCCAAACCACAAGGAACTAGTTTGGGAACTAAACAGGTTGGTGATAACTACACCAACGAAGAACGCTGCAAGCCGGTTAGTAGGGTTTGCGTTACGTCTACTACCGCGTCCGTTCGTGTGTGTGTCCTTTGCGGACCGCGGACAACAGCATGTCGGGTTTGTTTACCAAGCCACCAACTTTTGGTTTGGCGGCGAAGCTGCACCACATGATTCAGAGTACCTAATCGACGGCAAGCGTGTGCATCCGCGTACCTTGGCGGCCAGGGGTATTACAAGTCCTCGTAAATGGGCCGCAGAGAACGGAATACAAGCTGTCCCGATTGAGCCAAAATACAGGTATGTGTTTTTAGGTGGTATCTCGACGGATATAGTGAAGTGGCCCTTGACTAAAAAGTACCCTAAGGGCGACCCGATCAAGCTCAACGCTTGACATTCTTCCAGTGTGGTTGAAACTTGTAAGGATGACACCGAAGGAGCTGCAGACCCTGTGCCGTGACCATGAGGGCCTGGTCAAGCGCTTGGTACACCGCCACAGGCGCCAGTGGCTTCTAAACGGCCCGATCGAGGACCACTTGCAGGTAGGCCGCATGGCGCTGGTCATCGCCGCTGGGACATGGAAACCGGGCAAAGGTAGCTCGTACCCGTCATGGGCACACGACGCCATCCGCTGGGAGCTACAGAAGTACGACAAGGTCGGGTCCGCGGCCAAGCACTCACTGAGAGCAGAACAGGTCCGGGAGATCCGCAGTGCCGTAAGCCGTGGCGAGAACCCACCTACCGCCGAGGCCCTTGGGATCTCGACCCAGGACTTGGCCATGGTCTTGGAGCCCCCGGAAATGATGGTCGAGCTGAGAGATCAAGGGGCGTGCGACCTGGGCATGCCTGAAATGCGCATGGCCCTGGACGAACTATCCACGGAGGACCGCGGAATTGTCCAGGCGCTCGCACTCGGCAGAACACCCAACCAGATCGCCAAGGCATTGAAGAAAGACTTGGCCTATGTCCAGGCCGCGATGGCTCGGATCAAAGAAGCTCTGTCGTGATTCTCAGTGACAAGGACGCCAAGAAGATTCTTGCCTTACGCGATGAAGAGGCCAAGAAGTGCCGCGAGTCTTTTGCTTTCTTCGTTCGCAAATCCTGGCCCTACGTCAACAACTCGCCCGAACTGAACTGGTCGTGGCACCACGACGTGCTGTGCGAGCACCTGGAAGCCGTGTGGGCAGGGAAGATCAGGCGCCTGATCGTGGACGTGCCGCCCGGCACGAGCAAGTCCCGGTTCATCTCGATCCTTTGGCCGGCGTGGGTGTGGTTGGTGGCCCCGGAGCACCAGTTCCTGGTCGCGTCCCACGGCGACCGCATTGTGATCGACTTCGGCACGCAGGTGCTCAAGCTCTTGCGGTCGGACTTCTACAAGCGCTTGCAGCCCAAGATCAAGGTTGCAGAGAACGCAGCCAAGACAGACATCCACAACGGTTGCGGCGGCCAGTGGTTCGGCACGACCCCACACGGTCAGGTCACTGGCTTGCACGGCGATTCGCTGATCTTCGATGACTTGGTTGAGCCCGACAACGCGGACAAGCTGGAGAACGAAACCGCGTGCTCTTGGATCCCGAACACCTGGGAATCCCGCGTCAACTCGCGCGAAAAAGCACGGTACGTGGGTGTGGGGCAGCGAATCAGCGAGCGCGACCCGTACCAGTTTTGCATTGACAACGGCTGGTTCTCTCTGGTGCTCCCCGCGCGCTACGAGGGCGGACCCGCCGTGAAGACCATGCCGAACGGGGAGGAGATTCTCCAGGATCTGCGTACCAAGGACGGCGAGAACCTGTGCCCAGTCCTGCTGCCTGACGCGACGCTGGACACGATCCAACGCCTGTTCCCGCGGGTGTATGCCGGTCAGTACCAACAGCGCCCCGCACCGGCAGGCGGCGGGATTATACAGAGTGCTTGGTTGGAGAAGCGCTGGACCAGCCTGCCCGCACACGGGACGTGGTTGATCTCTGTGGATGCGGCGTTCAAGGGCGATGCTGACTCTGACTACGTCGCGATCGGCGTGTGGGTGCACGCGGGCGCGGAATTCTACTTGGTTGACCAGATCCGAGCCAAGCTCACGTTCACTGAGACGTGCGCAGCGATCGAGCGCATGGCCGTGAAGTACCCGAAAGCCATCGCGAAGATCATCGAGGACAAAGCCAACGGTGCAGCCATCATTGACACGCTCGGCAAGAAGATGTCTGGGGTAGAGGGCGTCACACCCGAAGGCGGCAAGGAAGCGCGCTTGAACGCCGTCAGTCCAGTGTTCGCAGCCGGGAACGTATGGTTGCCCAACAGCTTCGCCAGCGACCCACAGACCACGATCGAGCAGTACTGCCACGAGCTGGAGGTCTTCCCAGGCGCCAAGAACGACGACCAGGCCGACCAGACCAGCCAGGCCCTGACATGGCTTATCACGCGCGCCACGCGCATGGCCGTGGCCAGCGGCAACGTCATGAAGGCCATGCGGGGCGAGTATGACCCCAAGGCCGTCACGGCAGAGACCCCGGCAGGCATGGGATATTCAGCCTGGAGACAGAATAAACTAAGGGGTAGGGGCGCCTAGCCTTAGTTCGATGGCCCTCCGTGAAGTCGCCGCAGACCTTCAAGTAAACGTCAAAGGTGCGGAAAAAGTAGAGAAACTCGAACACGAGGTCGATGCTTTACACAAGACCCTCCACGAGTTTGGTCAGTCTATAAAGAGCTTCGCTGTCGAGGGGGCAGAGATATTTGCCATTGGTGAGCTAAAAGAATTCGTCCATGGGCAGGTCGAGCTAGGCGAAGCTCTTGAGCGCACGTCGGCCAAGACTGGCCTGTCCACAGACGAGCTACAGAAGTGGCAATACGTGGCCGAGCAGTCCGCGCTCGGGACCGACGAGGTGGCCGGTGCTCTTGGTCGGCTCCAAAGCCAACTTGGTGGCGGGGCCAAGGGCCGGCACGGCATGGCCGGCGCCTCGCAGGAACTGCAAAAGCTTGGCATCCACGCGAAGGATGCGGCAGGAAAAGCCAGGCCAGTTGGCGACATCTTCATGGACGTCGCGGACAAGATCAAGAAGACCGAGGATCCGACCAAGCGTGCCGCCATCGCGGTGCAGGTCTTTGGGCGCCAAGGCCGGGAAATGCTTCCTGTGCTCATGAAGGGCCGCGATGGCATCGAGGAGATGACCAAGGAAGCCGAAAAACTTGGCTTCATCCTGGGCGATGACTTCTTGGAGAAGACCAAGAAAGCCGCCGAGGAGGAAACAAAACTCAACTGGTCTATGCGAGACTTGAAAGCTACCGTGGCCACAGAGCTGTTTCCGGCGTTCACCAAGATTCTTGACAAGACCATGTTGGGCGTGGCCTGGTTTAGCCAGCTTGCCAAACAGACCACCATCGTGAAGTCTGGGTTGATGGCCCTTGGCTTTGTTGCTGGTGTGCGCCTACTTGGACCGCTTCAAGAGCTTATGGGAATCGCCAAGGGTAGCACCATCATAGAAAAGCTCTTTGGCGCGGGAAAGACCGTGGCCGCAGTCGCGGGTCTGGCACTCTTGTACGTGGCATGGGACGAAATCTTTGGCCTGTTCACAGGCAAAGACACGTTGGTTGGTCACATGGTTGACCGGATCTTCGGTAAAGGAACCAGTGCCCAGTTCGTGAAGGATGCTGGCGATGCGTGGAAAGAAATCATGGACAGCATCTTTGGCGCCGACCAAGCCGGCAATGACTTCAAGAGTACTCTGAACGACCTGGTAACAAGCATCTTCGTGTTCGGGCGCGTGGCTGGTAGAATCTTCTCCTCCGTCATTGCAGAGATTATGCAAATGGTGGCCGCGGCCAAGTTGGCCTACATGTGGATCACCACGGCCAAGGGCGGATCCCAAAAGGGACTGGACGCCGCGCGAACAGAATACGACCAAGCCAAAACCACCAAAGAGAAACTGGAATCGTCTATCCTTGATATGTCCGGGATCAATTGGAACAGTCATCCAACAGAGTACTCCGAAGAGGAGAAACACAAGTACATGGGCGCGCTACACAGCAAACCGCGCGCCAAGGGCACACGCCAGCCTATAGGTATGACCATCGTGCAACACTTCCATGGGCCGGCAGATCCTGCCAAAGTCAAGCAAGCAGCGAACAGCGGGACCAACCAGGCTCTGTCACAGAACGACTTGCAGCACACAAACCAGGCCGTAAGGTCTACGACCCCACCAGTGGGTAACAATTACAACCCGGTCGGTAACCCATGAAGACCCGCAAGCCTATCTTCCTGTCCTGGGTAGACGAGTCAGGCAACCCGCGGTCGCTGTATTTCGACCTGGCTTTTTCTGACGCGGCAACGCACTCCAGTGAGATCACCAAGTACCCAGTCGAGCAGGGCGCGAACGTTGCTGACCATGTCCGTGTGAACCCGCTTACGCTCAGTGCCAGTGTCTTCATCTCGAACACACCCATTGATGACTTGCCGGACAACTCGCGCGCCAAGCAGGTTGGCCCGATTCCGCTCAGTGGTAGCCCACTGCTCAAAGCCACGTCGGCTCAGGTCGCGCAGTTCACGGACACAGTCTTCTACGACGGCGACTTTATCGCAGGGACGTATGCGATCTTACGCTCGCTTCATGACACGCATCAAATCATGACCGCGACCACGCCGATCAAGATCTACCAGAACATGGTTCTGACCAAGGTGGAGTTGATGCGTGACAAGGACAACTCTGGCGACGGCGCGAAATTCGAAATCGACCTAGAACAGATCACGATTGTCACTAGCGACCTGGTCACGAGCGCCACGGTGCCGCAGGCGCAACCAGACTTGAACAAAGGCCAAACGGGCACCTACGAGCCCGACACAGGCGACCAAGCGGCCATCCAAGAATCTCTCGCGAACAACGCAGCACGGACACAGTTCAAGAATCTTGTTGGTGCAGCGGCAGATACCGAATGAGAATCGTACCCACCTTCACGGACCCGTTTTACTTCGTCAAGACCCAACTGGACGGAAGCACGTATCAGTTTTATTTCCAGTACAACCACAGGACAAGCACGTGGACGTTTGACTTGTACGACAACAACGGTAACGCCGTGGTTCAAGGCGTGAAAGTCGTCCCTGACACGCTGTTGCTATATCGCTGCCACTACGAGACCAACTGCCCACCAGGCGAATTGATTTGTTGCGCGCTCGACCCATCTAACGACTCGCCCCCAGGCCTACTTGACTTGGACCTGACCGTACCCACGGCAGGACGTTGCCGGCTGTATTACATCCCGTTGTTGGATGAGATCCAGATCGCTGGCGCCACTGGACCAATCACTCTGGGCGACAATGGCTAACAACGGACAACAGCTCTATCCACGCATCTGGCGCTTGACCATTGGGACCTACGACTTGTCCCGACTTCGGATTACGTTCCGCGTGAAATCTTCCTTGAAGCCGGAGCCCAACACGGCAGACGTGAGCGTGTACAACTTGAGCGACGACCACAGGCGCCAACTGGAGGTCGCGGGGCCGCTGGTCATGCGCCTGGAAGTGGGTTACGGCAAAAACACCCACCAGATTTTCCTGGGCGAGGTCCGAACTTGCTTCACCGAGACCCAGGGACCCGATCGCATCACGAAGTTTGCGAGCGGCGACGGCGAGCAAGCTGTCCTGGGCACGCGGATCCGAGTGACCTACGGCAACCAAGTCCAGATCGGCACGTGCATCCAGGACATCGCGAACGCTTTGGGGATCGGCGCTGGAAACCTGTCCTACGCAGTAAGCCAACTACAATCACGCGGCCTAACGACCATCTACCCGCGGGGCATCGCGCTCTCTGGGAATGCCTGGAAAGAACTGACCACGATCTGCAAGTCTTGCGGGCTTGAGGCCACGATCCAGGACGGGGCACTCTTGCTCCTCGAACAAGGTCAGGCACTCCAGAACGCCGCGGTCAGGCTCGCGCCAAACTCAGGCCTGGAGGGCTCGCCCACGGCCGACAACGATGGGACCGTGAACGCCGTCGCGCGCTTGATCCCTGAGCTTCGCCCCGGCTGCAAGGTCCAGTTGGAAAGCCTGAGCGTGGGGCGGGGCGTGTTTCGAATCTACGACGCCGAATATACGGGCGACACCCACGGCGAAGACTGGCAGGTTAGCATGGGACTTCAAAAAATCTCGAACGCCGTGATCCAACTGCAAGAGGTCATTGTCTAATGCCGTTAGAGGTCACGCTCCCGAAGGTCCTGGACGCGCACGCGGACGCGCGCATGCAGGACACCCACACGTCGGTTCCAGCCACGATCGTGTCTTGGTCCGCGTCCACGCAGACTGCCACGGTCCAGCCGATGATCCGCAAACCGCTACCCAGTGCGGACGGCTTTCTGACCTACGAGACCCCGCCCCAGATCCAGAACGTGCCCTGCTACGTCCAGCGCGGCGGTGGGTACCTGGTGTCGGTGCCGTTCAACGCGGGTGACCCGGTGTGGCTCATGTTCAGTGAGCAGTCCTACGCCGAGTATCTCAGCACTGGGCAGGTCTCGTCCCCACGGGACCTACGCCGGCACGGCACAGGGTACCCGTTTGCCATCCCTGGAACGGCCCCAGCGAGCCTTGCACTCCAGTCCGTGTCCGGGAGTGGCCTGGTCATCGGCAGGGACGGAGAAGCCGAACTAATGACCTTTACGCCAGGGTCTGTGCAGATAGGCGCTACGGGCGCTGTAGCCCTGGCTCAAAACCAAGCCATCCTGGACCTGCAAAAGGCCATCACCAATTGGAGCCCTGTGTCTGGCGACGGCGGTGCGGCGCTAAAAGCGGCCCTGGGCACGTGGCTGCTCGCGTCGTACGGAACGACCTTGCTAACCGCCAAGTAGCCATTATACTAAGGGTATGAAAACTCTCATCCCCCTCCTTTTCGCGGTTGGGTGCGCTTACGGCGACCCTGCCCCCAAGCCAATTGCCGAGCCTGTGCTCACGCCCCCAGCGGTCGAGCCCGCTAAGCCGTCATACTCATGCGAGACCCCTGCGGGTGTGTTCTCATGTGACGCAGACAACCAGTTCATTTTCTGTTCGTGTCCAACG